AAACCAGGTAAAGTAGGTAGGCCTGCTGGAGATGCAGATGCTATTCGTGAGTACAAAGCTCGCTTACTTGCGTCCCCTAAGTCTCGTAAGGTTATGGATAGTATCCTTAATGCTGCATTAGACGATGAACATAAGAACCAAGCAGCCGCATGGAAGCTAGTAGTCGATAGGATTATGCCACTGTCTTACTTTGATGAAGCTAGAAACACAGGTGGTAAAGCCGCAGTAAACATTACAATCACTGGGGTAGGCGGAGAAACAACTATTATTGGTGAGCAAGAAGACGCGCTAGATGGTGACTTCATTAACCTAAACCCAGAGAAAATAGATGAGTGATTTATTAAAAAGTATATTTCAAAATGTTTTTGAAGACACTACTGATAAAATGTCTGATAACGAAGAAATTAAAAATATTTATATAGGAAGAACAGTAGAAAGACTAGGGCTTCCAATGCAAGTCTATGGGGCTTTTCAAAACTTTTCAGACAAGGTAGCTGAAATAGAAAGTAATTCTAATACTAAAGCAAAAAATAAAAACACAACTGCTACAGGTGCTTTTCAGTTTGTTAAGGGTTCTGTATTACCTGCGTTAAATAGAATGGCTAGATTTGGTGAATTGCCTGATTGGGCTGAACCACTTAAAGAAACATATTCAAAAGGTGATATTAGTAACGAAGAACATAGAAAGCTAATTAGTAATCTTAATTATGACCAACAAGAAGCTATGTTTCTTGCTGATATATTTGAAAAAACAATTGATAGACCTGGGTATGGGGACTACTTATTAAGAAAAGTAGCTCAAGGTGATGTAGAAGCTATGAAAGAACTATACTATAAAGGCCACCACACTGACCCAGATGAAGCTACAATTAAAAGAACAAATAAAATCTTTTGAGTACAGACCTAAATATCAAACTGTTACCGTGGCAACAAAGTGTCTGGGACAGTAAGGCTAGATTTAAAGTAGTAGCAGCAGGTAGACGTACAGGTAAGTCTCGTTTAGCTGCGTACTTACTCGTCTTCTATGCGCTACAGGTTAAGTCAGGGCATGTATTCTATGTAGCCCCGACACAAGGCCAGGCTCGTGACATTATGTGGCAAGCACTACTTGAGATAGGACACCCTGTTATCAAGAGCAGTCACATTAACAACCTACAGATTACACTTATCAATGGAGCAACCATATCATTGAAAGGTGCTGACAGACCAGAAACTATGCGTGGTGTGTCACTAAAGTTTCTAGTAATGGATGAGTACGCAGACATGAAGTCTAGCGTGTGGGAACAAATCCTAAGACCAGCGTTGGCTGACCAAAAAGGTACAGCTTTGTTTATTGGTACGCCTATGGGACGTAACCATTTCTATGACTTGTATAAGTATGCAGAACTAAAAGAAGACGATACTTACGAGTGCTGGCACTTTACTTCCTACGATAATCCATTGCTAGACCCTAAAGAAATAGATGCAGCTAAGAAGTCTATGTCTAGCTTTGCATTTAGACAAGAGTTTATGGCTTCCTTTGAAGCACAGGGTTCTGACATATTTAAGGAAGATTGGATTAAATATGATGACGAAGAGCCGCAGATAGGTAACTACTATATCGCTATTGATATGGCTGGTTTTGAAGAAAGTGCTAAAAGCAAAAAGTCTAGGCTTGATGATACAGCAATAGTTGTAGCAAAAGTCAGTGAAAATGGCTGGTGGATAGCTGACATCATACATGGTAGGTGGACATTTGAAGAAACAGCTAACAAGATATTTGACGCAGTAAACGAGTATCAACCACAAGCTGTAGGTATCGAGAAAGGTATTGCAAAACAAGCAATCATGTCACCACTAGCTGATTTGATGAAACAACGTAACACCTTTTTTCGCATAGAAGAACTCACACACGGTAACAAGAAAAAGACTGACCGTATTGTAGCTGCATTACAAGGTCGTTTTGAACATGGAACTATTAAACTTAATCGAGGTTCTTGGAACTTACAGTTTTTAGACCAATTATTTCAATTTCCTAACAAACAAGTACATGATGACTTGATAGATGCACTGGCTTACATAGACCAACTAGCAAACATTTCTTATTACTACGACTTTGAAGAAGATAACTTTGAAGTACTAGACTCAATAGCAGGATACTAAATATGTACCAAGATGATGATAACGATTTTCAACCTAACTTAGAAAGTTGGGTAATTAACAAGTGTGACCAGTGGCGTGACCACTACGAAACAAATTATTCGGAAAAGTTTGATGAGTACTATCGTATCTGGCGTGGTATCTGGGATAAGTCAGATAGTATGCGTGACTCCGAGCGTTCCAGAATTATATCACCTGCTACGCAGCAAGCGGTAGAGTCTGCTGTAGCGGAAGTAGAAGAAGCTACTTTTGGGCGTGGTAAGTTCTTCGACATCAGGGACGATGTAAAGGATGTAAGAAAAGAAGATATACAGCTTATCCGCGCACAGTTAGAAGAAGATATGCACTTTACTAAAGCAAGAAGTAATATTGCTGAGTGTATTCTTAACTCTGCTGTGTTTGGTACTGGTATTGGTGAGTTAGTAATGGATGAAGTTACTGAATACGTCCCTGCTACTAGGCAGTCGCCTGAAGCTGGTGTTGAAGTAATTGGTACTGAAAAACGTGATAGGTTTGTAGTTAAGCTAGACCCAGTCATGCCACAAAACTTTTTAATTGACCCTATTGCTACTGACATTGAAGACGCTATTGGTGTGGCTATTGACCAAATGGTTTCCTACCACCAAGTACAGCAAAACATAGACAACGGCATATACTTAGATGTAGATGTGCCTAAGAGTTCATACGACCCTGACTTACTAGATGCAAGTAAAGATTTGTCTATTTACGACCAAGACATGGTACGGCTTACTAAATACTATGGCTTAGTTCCTAAAAGTTTATTTAAGTCGGCTATCGCGTCATTAGAAATTGATGCTAAGGCTAGAGAATACGAAGAAGAACAAGAAGATGAAGAAGTTACTTTAACAAGTTCTTTGGAAAATCAGGAAGAAGGGGAAGAACAAGAAAACACAGATAGTTACGTTGAAGTAATTATGGTGATAGCTGCTGGTGGCACTATTCTTAAGTTAGAAGAAAACCCATACATGATGAAAGACCGACCAGTGGTTGCTTTTTCTTGGGACAGAGTGCCTGGCCGTTTTTGGGGTCGTGGCATCTGTGAAAAGGCCTACAACAGCCAGAAAGCATTAGACACTGAGCTACGCGCACGTATTGATGCTTTAGCTCTTACAGTCCACCCTATGATGGCTGTAGACGCATCGCGTATGCCTCGTGGAGCTAAGTTAGATATACGTCCAGGAAAAACTATTTTAACCAATGGTAATCCTGCTGAAGTGTTAAATCCATTTAACTTTGGTCAAGTAAGTCAAATTACATTTGAACAAGCAGCGCAGTTACAAAAAATGGTACAGACATCTACGGGTGCTGTAGACGCTGCTGGTATCCCAGGCTCAATTAATGGTGAAGCCACAGCAGCAGGTATTTCAATGTCTCTTGGCGCAATCATTAAACGCCACAAGCGTACGTTGATTAACTTCCAAGAAAACTTCCTAATTCCTTTTGTTAAGAAGTCTGCTTGTCGTTATATGCAATACAGTCCTGAGTTATACCCTGCACAAGACTTTAAGTTTGTTGCTTCTAGTTCACTGGGTATTATTGCTCGTGAGTACGAAGTAACACAGCTAGTGCAGTTGCTACAGACTATGTCTCCTGAGTCACCAATGTACCCAATGTTGGTTGAGTCAATTGTAGATAATATGGGATTAGCTAATCGTGAAGAAATTATCGCTTCTATGCGACAAGCTAGTCAGCCTAATCCTGAGCAACAAGAAGCACAGCAAATGGCACAGCAGCTACAGATGGCATCAGCACAGGCTCAGTTAGAAAACGTCAAAGCACAAACAGCAGAAATTGTATCTAGAATAGAACAGAATCAAGTAGAAACTCAGTTACTACCTATTGAAGAAGAAACTAGACGTATTTCCGCTATGGCTAAAAATATGCCTGTAGATGAATTCCAACGCCTTGTTGAAATAGCTAAATTAGAATTAAAACAAAAAGAAATTGAGTCAAGGGAAGATATAGTCCAGATGCAAATGGCTAAAAAATAGCTTGACTTTTTAATAAAGGTATGATATAATATTATATAACACATATTAAGGAGAATGTCAACACTTATGGCACCTGAATTACAAAAATATTACGAAGACTATGCTGACTTATTTCTTACTGATGGTTGGAAACAATTTCAGGAAGATATACAAGCAGCAGCCTTAACAATTAACATAATGTCTTTGAAAGACGCTAAAGACTTGCATATATCGCAAGGTAAACTTGACGTATTTCAAAGGCTATTGAATTGGCAGAACTCAATCGATAATGCCTATGACGAGCTTCTCAATGAAGAGAAAGAAGGTAGCAGTTAATGAGTCGTAGATTATATGACTTCACCTGCTCAAACGACCATACCACTGAACACTTAACTGACCCCGACCAAAGAGAAGTTTTATGTTCAGTGTGTGGCCACATCGCAAAGCGGATAATTTCCCCAGTCTCTTTTTCACTAGATAGTTCCTTTCCAGGTGCTTCTATGAAATGGGCTAGAGACCACGAGAAAGCCGCTAAATCTTAAGAAAATCCATAATACGAAAGTACGGAGAAATTATTAAAAATGACACAACGTATCGTAGAACCTCTACAGACAGAGTTAATTCTAGAAGATGACGAGACCCTTGTTAATATCTCTAACGAGATAGATGAAGGTACTCAACAGCAGGCTGCTCAAGTCGAGGAAACAGCCCAACCAGACACCGAAGAACAGCTTGACCCCAAGTATTCCAATAAGTCCGTAGCGGAAGTGGCGCGTATGCACCAAGAAGCTGAAAGACTTTTAGGTAAGCAGGGTAGCGAACTAGGTGACTTACGCAAAGTTGTTGATGACTACATTGAATCTAACCTAGAGAAACACAAGTCAAATAGCCCAGCACAACCGTCAGAACCAGAAGTAGATATCTTTGATGAACCTGACCAGTATGTTAATAGTCGTGTTGAGAATAATCCTAAAATTAAACAAATGGAAGAATTCTTAGCGCAACAGCAAAAGGAAGCTGTGCATAATAAAATCTTGCAGAAGTATCCTAATATTGCTGAAACTGTTAACGATAATAACTTTATTGAATGGATTAAGTCTTCAAGAGTACGTCAAGAATTACTCAATAGAATGAATAATTGGGATTTTGACGCTGCTGACGAATTACTAGGTAATTGGGACGAACGTAAAGAAGTCGTTTCTAAGACAGCTAGTATGCAGGAAGAAGATAAGAAACAGCAACGAAAGAAAGCATCAACTGGCTCAACTAAGGGTTCTTCCGAACCTGCATCAAGAAAAATCTACAAACGCTCTGACATTGTCAATTTAATGATTAGTGACCCAGAACGCTATAAAGCTAATGTCGATGAATTTGACAGAGCTTATAGGGAAGGACGGGTTAAATAACTTTTTACTTTTATTTTATAGGAAATATATACAATGGCAGGTTTAGGTAATTCAAATCACGTCACACCAACCAATGTGGATGCTTTTGTCCCAGAGATTTGGTCAGACGAAATCGCAGCAGCTTACAAGTCTAATCTTGTAATTGCTAACTTAGTAAAGAAAATGAATCATGTAGGCAAGAAAGGTGATACTCTTCACATTCCTAAGCCAGTACGTGGTTCAGCTACTGCTAAGGCAGAAAACACTCAAGTAAACCTAATCGTTGGTGCAGATACAGACTTTTCAGTAAGTATCGACCAGCACTACGAATACTCACGTTTAATTGAGGACATCACTGACGTTCAAGCTTTACCATCACTACGTTCTTTCTACACAGAAGACGCTGGTTATGCTCTAGCTCGTCAGATTGATTCTGACTTAGGTACTCTAGGTAGCTCACTGTCTGGTCGTTACTACATGGACGCTGGTAGTTCAGGTGCTTTAACAGCTTACGCTGCTGACACTGTACTAGCTACTGACGTGTTTACTGACCTGGGTTTCCGTCAAGCTATTCAAGAACTTGATGACGCTGACGTACCTATGGACAATCGTTTCATGGTCGTACCTCCTTCAGTCAAGAAGGACATTCTAGGTATTGACCGTTTCAACAGTTCTGACTTCGTTAATGGCCGTCCAGTAGAAAATGGTCTAATTGGCGAAATCTACGGTATTAAAATCTATGTATCTACTAACCTACCTGAAGTCGAAAGTGCTGCTGAAAACGGTGCTAACGGTCGTGTAGTTGGTGGTATTCTAGGTCACCGTGATGCGTTTATCCTTGCAGAGCAAATGGGTGTACGTGTTCAGACACAATACAAGCAAGAGTTCTTAGGTGACTTGATGACTGCTGATACAATCTATGGAGTTGCAGAACTTCGTGATGGTGCAGCCGTACAACTAGTCTTCGCTTCTGACGCTACTCCATCAGTTGCAGCACCGTAAGACAATTTGTAAGTAATATAGATAGGGGTAGGCAACTGCCCCTTTCTTTACTATAGGAAATTATTTACATGAGTCCTAAGAACGAGATAGACCCAGTAGAGTATGGGAAGCTACTTAGTAAAGTAGAATCATTAGAAGAAAAGGTAGGCTCAATGGAGCTTGACCTAAAAGAATTATTAGAACTAGCCAATAGGTCGCGTGGCGCATTTTGGGTAGGTCTTAGTTTAGCATCCTTTATGGGTGCTTTGGCGACTATATTATTTAAACGATTTTTGGGGTAGTGTATGGCAATATATCGAGGTGATGGTGGAGCAGGTGATGCTACTACTGACATTACAATTAATGCTGTAACAGAAAAAGCTACAGAAGCCGCTACTTCCGCTACCAATGCTGCAAACTCAGCTACGAGCGCATCAACATCAGCGAGTAACGCAGCAACTTCAGCAACAAACGCAGCTAACAGTGCGACAAGCGCAGGTACATCAGCTACCAGTGCAAGCACTAGCGCGACTAATGCTAGTACATCAGCGTCAACTGCTAGTACAGCAGCAACTGATGCACAGACAGCACAGACAGCCGCAGAGTTAGCAGAAACTAATGCTGAAACTGCTGAAACTAACGCTGCTGGTTCAGCTACCACAGCCGCTTCATCTGCAACTAGTGCTGCTTCTTCGGCCACTACTGCAACAACTAAAGCTAGTGAGGCAGCCGCTTCCGCTAGTGCCGCAGCAAGCTCTGCAAGTGCTGCATCGACAAGTGCTAGTAATGCTAGTACATCAGAAACTAACGCTGCTACAAGTGAAACCAATGCTGGTAACAGTGCAACTGCTGCTGCTTCTAGCGCATCAAGTGCATCTACTTCAGCCAGCACAGCAACTACTAAGGCAAGCGAAGCATCTACTTCAGCTACTAATGCAGCTACGAGTGAGACTAATGCTGCAACGTCAGAAACTAATGCTGCCACTTCAGAAACCAATGCAGCTAGTTCTGCAAGTAGTGCATCTACATCAGCTTCTACAGCCACAACTAAGGCTAGTGAAGCGTCAACGTCTGCTACCAACGCTGCTACGTCAGCCACTAATGCTGCTACTAGTGCATCAGCAGCCAGTACGTCAGAAACTAATGCAGCTAGTAGTGCCAGTGCAGCTAGTACCAGCGAGACTAATGCAGCCAGTTCAGCTACTGCTGCCGCAGCTAGTGCAGTAACTGCTGCTAGTTATACACCAAGTCAAACAGGCAATGCAGGAAAGTATTTAACTACAGATGGTAGTGTTACTTCTTGGGGTGCTGTTAGTGCAGGTGCAACAGGTGGTGGTGATGACAGGGTGTTTTGGGAAAATGACCAGACAGTAGATACTGACTATACTATTACTACAGGTCAAAATGCTATGACTGCTGGCCCAATTACTGTATCAAGTGGTATTAGTGTTACAGTCCCTTCTGGCTCAACTTGGACAATTGTATAATGGCTCTTAAATTATTTAACGACAGTGGTGTTGCTAAACTTCAAGCTAATGACGGCGAAGAAAGTATTACTGCTACAGCAAATGGTGCTGTAAAACTTTACTATGATAATGCAGAAAAGTTAGCAACTACTGCTACAGGTGTAGATGTAACTGGTGATTTAAAGTTTAACTCTGGATATGGCTCTGTTACCACTTCGTATGGTGTTAGAGCCTGGGTTAATTTTAATGCTAGTGGTACAGTATCTGTTAGAGGTAGTGGTAATGTATCTAGTGTTACAGACAATGGTGTTGGTCTTTTTACTATAAACTTTGCAACAGCTATGCCTGATGGTAATTATAGCGTTGGCTCGTGGGCTAGAAACGATACAACAACTGCTTGGAATGTTGTTGTAGGTTCTCTTACTTCTTTGGCAGCTCCTTCAACCACAGCCTTACCTATCTTTTGTCGTGATGATGGACGTGCCTCAGTAGACCCAACTTATGTAACACTTAATATAATAAGGTAAATAGTATGA